ATGTGAGTTAGCTTGAGAAGGGACTTAGTTGTAAAATAAACTTCTATAAAATCAATCTCTAATACCTACCATACTAATCTTCTACTCTCTTATACTCTAGTATAGAAGAAGAAGAAAAAATAATCATTATCAAAAGGGAGAAAAAGGATGGTAGGTATTTATGGTATCTCAAAGGAATTGATAGATTGGTTAGAGGATACATTCCCAAACAAGTTACCTACTGACTCAGGAATGAAGATTGATGATTTTAGGTTTCTTCAAGGACAACAGAATATAATTGAAATAATTAAAGCTACTTATAAAGAAAGTATAGACGATGTGTATGCCTAGCGCAGGAGGATCTGGACCAAGTGTAGAGCCAGAAAAATTAGAAGCTCTTGCTGGCCAAGGCTTAACTACTCAAGATCCACGATTTGTCTCAAATAAACCTCGTAAGAAGCGTATGAATTTAAGAATTAGAAAAGCGATTAGAGCCGATCAATAACACAACACCAAAAGGGGAACAGCAGATGGAACTAGATGAAAATGTATTGAGGTTTATTTCAGAAGAAACCGATATACCTTTAGAGGAAATTACGGCTGACACAAATTTATATGATGACCTAGATATGGACTCTTTAGATTTTATAAATGTTGTAGCAAAGTTTGAACAGAGTAATGGACTGAGAGTAGAAATAAATGACTTCATTGACTGCAGAACAGTTAAAGACATTAGCGATAGGTTCCAAGAACTGTCGGCAGAATCAGTCCCTCTCAGCTAAAGATCTTCTTGAGTTTTTCAGGAGAGAATCGGATGAAAAAACTATTCCTACTCAGCCCGAAGATTCAGCTCTAAACTTCTACAATAAAACTTTCCTTGAAACTGGTCAGTATGTTTGTCTAGAAGATGATAATTCTATTGGAGCATTTTGGAGTTGGCTATGGATAGACAAACCTGAAGATGGATTAAAGTTACGTTCATCATGGGACATTCCTCTACAAAGTAAGAACCACGATGTTTTGTGGCTTGCTCCTATCTGTATTAGCAAACAATACCGAGGACTGACTCATTGGTGGCCTCTTCTAAAGAACATGTTACCCAAACACAAAACCCTTGCAGGAGAGCAAGGAAACAATAGACTAATTATACTAAACAACCTCACCTGACCTATGAAAATATACACCAAGATAAACTACCAGTGGCTAGACGATAAGCTAGTTAAAACGTCTAGTAACTCTTTTGAATATACTGGTGAGCTTAGTCTCTGTAATGGTCTTGGACAAGCAATTTCGTCTGCTACCAGTTTAGGTGGGGAGGGTGGAGGAGTGCTTGATAATGCCTTAGAGACCGCAACAGGTCTAGCTACAGATCCTCTAGGAACAACAACAACCATTATAGATGAAAACACTGATAGTATTTTGGATTCGGAAGATGTACAAGATGCAGCTGATAAGGCAGAAGGTGCGGTTACAGATCCTCTAGGAACAACAACAGATATTATAGATGAAAACACTGATAGTGTAGCTGATTCAGAGGATGTACAAGATGCAGCTGATAAGGCAGAAGATTTAGCAGATCCACACACTTATACAGAAGCAATAGCAGAGGGAATAAGTACCGGAACATCAGCAGTAATAACAGAAGCTAACCAACATAACCGTGACGATATATCCATAATGCCTGGAGGCTCTACAAAAGATTTCTTGGATAATACTCAAGCAACCTTCTACGATCTACTCGATGGCTGGACTACATCCATTAATGATGGCCTTGATATGTTACACGGAGATAAGGGTGGCGGTGGAGGAAACGTAGAAGTTAAAAAGATGAAAAACGCAGGCAAGCGAGGCCTGAAGAATAAAACCAACGCTAACTTAAAGGTTAATAAGAGTAAAGGACAAGCTAGGAAATCACTGAAGATAAACAGACCTAAATGATGGAATATAAATCTAAGAACAAGATTGAAATTAATCCTGATGCTTATGAAGTAAAAGAAGCAGAAGTCAAAGGAAGGTATGATAGATACTCAGGAGATAGAGATAACTACCTACGAAGAGGTAGAGAAGCATCTTTATTCACAATTCCTAGCCTCTTACCGGACCAAGATCATACTTCCACCTCCCAGTTAATCACACCCTTTCAATCTATTGGAGCAGAAGGAGTGAACAATCTCTCTTCTAAACTCCTCCTTTCCTTACTTCCTCCTAATGCACCCTTCTTTCGTTTGGTTGTAGATAACGCAGAACTTGAAGCACTCCTTGCAGAAAAGAGATCTGAAGCAGAAGAAGGTTTAGCAAAGATTGAACGCATGGTTATGCAGGAGATAGAGGTACGTGGACTACGAGTACCAATCTCAGAAGCCTTAAAACAACTCATAGTTGCAGGAAACGTCCTAATCTATCTACCACCCGAAGGACAAATCCGAGTCTTCCGCTTAGACAGGTATGTAGTTAAGCGTGACTCGATGGGTAATCCTTTAGAAATCATTACTAAAGAATCCTTGTCTCCTTTATCTCTTCCTGAACGAGCAAAAGAAATCTTAACTGATCCAGAATCAGAAAGTACCCTGCAAGACTTAGACTTGTATACTTGTGTTAAGTGGACAGGAAAGAATTGGAAGGTACATCAAGAGCTACAGGGACAGGTAGTTCCAGGATCAGAAGGAACATTTACTAAAGACAAGAATCCTTTTATTGCTCTCCGGTTCACTCACATGGATGGTGAAGATTATGGCCGAGGATATGTCGAAGAATATTTAGGAGACTTGAAGTCTTTAGAATCCCTTACACAATCTATTGTTGAGGGTTCGGCTGCGGCTGCAAAGGTTCTGTTTCTAGTACGTCCCAATGGCACTACAAGAGTTAAGACCTTATCAGAATCTCCTAACGGAGCAATAGTCACTGGTGATGATAATGATGTTTCTACCTTACAGCTTGGAAAGTCTCAGGACTTTAATGTAGCTCAACAAACTATTCAGATGCTCCAGACTAGACTTTCAAGAGTCTTCCTGATGAACTCTAGTATCCGAAGGGATGCAGAGCGTGTTACTGCTGAAGAAATCAGAGTAGCAAGACAGGAACTTGAGATAGCTCTAGGTGGAGTTTATGCCATTCTGTCTCAGGAGTTTCAGCTTCCATTGGTAGAGATATTGATGCACAGAATGGCAAAGAATAAGAAGATTCCTAAGCTACCTGGTGATGCCCTGAAGCCTTTAATTGTTACCGGAGTTGAAGCTCTAGGTAGAGGAGAGGATTTAAACAAATTAGGACAGTTCCTGCAGAGCCTAGCACCTCTTGGTGAACAAGCAATGGCAGAACTGAACATCTCTGACTACATCAAAAGACTTGCAGGTTCCTTGGGAATTGACACTGCAGGTTTGATTAAATCTGAAGAACAAAAACAGATGGAGCAACAAGCAGCAATGGAACAGCAACAAGCAATGCAACAACAACAGATGATGCAGAATGTTGTAGAAAAGGCTACTCCAGAACTGATGCGAGGCATAAACGAGGGAGGTGGAGAACAAGCCCTACCCCCAGAAATGAGTAATTAATCATAGTAATAAAAGAGAAAGAGGTAACTATATGTCAGACCTAACCCAAATCAGTACTCAAGAAGATACACCAGTTCCAGAGGGTACAGCAGAACATGAACAAGCAATGGTTGAGCTTGCCGAAGAAGCAAACTCAGTAGCTAGAGAAGATGATCAACCGGATTGGTTGCCTGATAAGTTTAAGAGTCCTGAAGATATGGCTCAGGCATATAAGGAATTAGAGAAGAAGCTTTCCTCCAGTTCGGAGTCTGTGACGAGCAACGATGAGGCTACACCGCCTCCGCAGACTCCTTCTCCAGACCAACAAGCACAGTACGATGAAGCTCAGAAAGCCTTAGCAAACGTAGGCTTAGACTATAATAAGTATGCTAACGAGTATTCAGAGAAAGGAGGTTTATCTCCTGAGTCATATACAGAACTGCAAGGTAAGGGTATGTCTACTGAGATGGTTGACTCATGGATACAAGGTCAAGAAGCTATTACCGATCAACTCACTAAGACAGCGTATAATACTGTAGGTGGTGAAAAGAACTACCAAGAATTAGTCCAGTGGGCAGGAGATAGCCTACCTCAAAACGAAGTAGATGCATTCAACAGAGCGTTAGAGAGTGCTAATACCCAAGATAGCTTGTTTGCTATTAAGTCTCTCAACGCTCAGTATCAATTGGCAAACGGAAGTACGCCAAATCTTATTCAGGGAACTACTGGTACCGCTAGTTCAGGATCGTTTACGTCATTAGCGCAAATGTCGGAAGCAATGAAAGATCCTAAGTACCAGACGGACTCTGCTTTTAGGGAAGAAGTAGCCAATAAGATAGCAACTTCTAACCTTATGTAACCTAAGAGTTTACAAACATCAAGAACAATTATTGCCCTCCGAGGAGGATAACCTTAATTGTCTGTGTAGTAATACAAAGGTTCGTATATCAACATGCTACTAAAATAGCATAACTACAATTTGACAATAAAAGGAAAATATGTCAGCAACAAATTATGTTGGTCAACGTAGTGGTCAAACTAATGCCACCGGAAGCTCAAGATCGTTATTTCTAAAGCTTTATGCTGGTGAAGTAATGACGGCCTTCCAGACCAAAAACATCATGATGAATCACTGTAGAGTTCGTTCAATTAAGAACGGAAAATCTGCACAGTTTATTATGACAGGTAAAAACCGTGCTGCTGCATACCACACTCCTGGGAATGAAATTATTCCAGACGTGGCATCAAAGCACACCGAACGATTGGTAACAATTGACGATCTCTTAGTAGCACATCAATTCATTCCAAATATTGATGAAGCAATGTCTCACTATGACATCCGTTCAGTCTATACTGATGAAGCTTCTTATGGTCTTGCAAAAGCTGCAGATCAGAACATCCTCCGCATGGCAGTTAAAGCTGCTTTGACTACTAACAAGCAACGAGCTAGTAAAATGGTTCAGGATTATGTTGGTTGGGATGAAGAAGACTTTACAGCAAACTATGCGTACGCTGCATCCTATGCAAACTCCAAAAAGGCAGGCTATTTTATGGAGGGTGTAATTGAAGCCAAGCGTATCTTGGAAGCCGCTGGTGCGCCTTTAGATGATTTAGTATGTGTCATTAATTCTGATTTGTACTATCACTTGTTTAAAGCAACTACCAACGGAGAAACTGCTGCACAACTCTTTATGTTTAATAAGGATGTTGGTGGTAGTGGTTCTGTAAAAGATCTGAATATGCCTACTGTTGCAGGTATTCCAATTGTTAGAACTCCTCACATGGGTTCTGATACTGGTTCTGCATGGACAGGAAGTTTGTTCACTACAGCAAATCCGGCTTTAACTACAGGTTCTGCTCCTTTGGGTTCCGGTGAATCTAACAGGGCAGCCCATTATAACCTTCCAGCTAACTACGCTGGAGTTGTTGCTGATGGTAGTAACACTGGTGCAGTTGGGGGTTTAGATGGTACTACAGCTTCTATAAACCTTCAAGCTGAAGCAAATAAAGTTAGGGCAATTATTATGTCAAAAGATGCCGTAGCAACTGTCAAACTGATGGATCTTTCTGTTGAGTCTGAGTATCAGATCCAACGTCAGGGTACATTGTTGGTTGCGAAATATGCAATGGGTCATAACGTATTACGTCCAGCAATGGCTGTAGCGTTGACGGCTCCTATTTCATAGTAACCATTTGTGGGGCGTGATTAATCCTCTTGTTACGTCCCATTTTCGTAGAGGAGCTACTAATATAGTTCTCCATAGTACTCCTCTACACCCTTCTTATAATCCCCCAAATAATTAACACATGGCTTTATCCCTCACATCCAAATTAGATGCTATTAATTCAATGCTGTTTGGTATTGGAGAAGCTCCAGTAAACACTATGAACTCTGGACTTCAAGAAGCTGAGATAGCTGCCATTACCCTTGATACAATTTCTAGGGAAGTTCAGTCTGCAGGTTGGGCATTTAATACAGACATACGCTACACATTAAGTCTAAATTCCGTTAATCATATTGATGTACCTGCTAATTGTATACATATAGATACTACCTCTTTAACAAGAGACTATGATTCTGATGTTGTTATGAGGAATCAGAAGCTTTATGACCGTACCAAGAACACTTACGAATTTACAGACTCAGTTGTTGTGGATATGATCGTACTTCTTGAGTTTGAAGAACTTCCTGAGGTAGCTAGACGATACATCACTCTTAGAGCCGGAAGAAAATTCCAAGAAAATATTATTGGATCTGGTGAAATGACAAAATTACAGTATAAAGACGAACAGATGGCTTTGTTTGCATTAAGGGAATCTGAATCCCAATTGGCAGACTATAACGTCTTTGATAATTATGATACTTACCGAGCCTTAGATCGTAGTGCTTCTGGCTCCACATCAATTCTAAAATCCCAAAGAATCTTATATTCCTAATATGCCTTTAGTTTCCTCTTCTATTCCAAACCTGATAAATGGTATTTCTCAGCAACCTCCTGAGATTAGATTATCTTCGCAGGCTGAGAAACAGGTCAATGGGTTTAGTACGATTGCGAGAGGGTTAGAGAAACGTCCTGGAACTATCCACAAACAAAGAATCACTACTGCTGATGTCGCAGATACCTTTGTTCATAGTATTAGAAGGGATAGAACAGAAGAATACACAATGGTGCTTACTAGAGCATCCGGTTCTTCCTCCAGTACTGCAAAGACTTTAACTATCTTTGATCAAGATGGGGTTTCTGTACCTGTTAAGACGGATACTCATTCAGCAGTAGAAAGTGCTACAGATATTACATCTACAGATCTAGTTTATCTTGATACTGGTTCAACTACAGGAGGAGTTCAGGACAACGTAGTAGCAACTACAGTAGCAGATACCACCTTCCTGATTAACAAGACTAAGGTAGTTACTGAAGCTAAAGTAGATAGTACTGTTTCAGGAGAAGGTACTACTACTAGACTTTCTTCTAAAGGTTCTACTCAACTTACTGGTGGCTATACTCACGAAGGTCTTATCTTTGTAAAGTCTGGAGACTACTCTAGCAAATATGTAATTACTATTGTAATCGGAACAAGGACTTACAAAATAGGACTTCAAACTCCTTCTTCTACTGTAGGACTCAATCAGCAACATATAGGAACCCCAACAATTGCTAAGTACTTAAAAGAAGGACAGTCAAATACTACTACATATCCTAATACAGATACTCACTGGGATGATTTTGACACTACTGGAACACCTGCAGAAGGTTTTGGTGGCTGGAGATCTATTATAGATAGAGATGAGAATGGTGAAACCACAGGTGCAGGAGATTATGTAGCAGGATTAGATGCAATTGTTGCTGCAGAACATG